GGTGCTGATCCTGATAGAGCAAATGTAAGATCTATTGTATCAGTTGCTGTCACTCTGTTACTGAATGTTGTAACAGCAGTGTAGTCAACGTGACCATTAGTTCCTTTTGCTAGATAACCTGCAGATGTGCAATCGCCACCATCTACAAAGTCATCTCCACCTGCAACGTCAATATCTACAGCGAGTGATGAACCCGGATCAAAAGCTGTAATAACTTCTGCTCCTACGTGTAGAACATAACATTCTGCAGGAAGATCTATAAGTTGAATAACGTCACCATCAGCAAAAGTATTGCCGTTGTCTTGAAATTTTTTGACATCAAAAACTTTTTCGATCATTACCATTTTAGATAAACCAGTGGCAGTGCCAATTTGACCTGTGCCTTGACCAGTTGTTAAATCAAAAGTAGCCATTCTTCACCCCCTTAGTTTACAACGCCAAGAGCTAAAGATTCTTTTCTCAAGACTTTTCTTCCGAAGATATGTAATCCTCTGATGATGTCTGAGAAAGATTCTGTATCTCTTACGACTTCTGTTTTAGAAATGTGAGAAGCTGTAGATGTGCTAGACATATGACCTGCTAAACAGTAAAACTTACCTGCTGCACCGGGATTAACTACATCTGTTCCTGTTGTGGAATCATCAAATGAGTTAGTTTTATATAATCTCATACCATGTAAAAGACCATCTAAAACTCTTCCGTTTCTCACAATAGACTGTTGATCTCCTGTGATCTGTACTTGGATAAGCTTAGAGTCTGCTTTCGCAAGAGCTTCATAAAAGAAAGGTGGAGCTACAAACCAACGACCATCTTCAGGTACGTTGTTTTCGTCTAGTAGTCTACCCATTAAAGCAATCAAGTTTAACGCAGCGTCTGGACCTGTGTCACCTGAAGCTGATACTTGGATTGGTGAACTGTGAGTACCAAGAGAACTGTTTGTTACAGTAGCTCCTGTTGCTTCGTCTGTAGCGTTACCTGCAATTCCTGCACCAGTTGTCATGCTTTCAAGAATGTTTGCATCATACTTTCTTTTAAGAGCATAAGCACCTGAAGAAGTTGCTAATGCTTCAAAGTTAATATGACTGTGTCTTTCTTCAACGTCATCCACTTTAAATGCAAAGTAGTTACCTTGATCAACTGTCATAGTAATCTGCTCATCTAATAGATCTTCAGTTGCTACAGCAGTTCCACGAGTGTAACTTCTCACAGAAATTTGTGGTTCTTTAATTATCTTGACTGTGTCGCCAAAGTTTTCAATTTCCCCTGAATAATCAGTATTCGTAATATCTTCAACTACGGAAGCTCTACGGAAGAACTTGAGAACTTTTTGGCTAAATATTTGAGGTACGAAATTACCATTAGGTAAGTTTGCGTAACCTGCTGCTGATGTAAATGCCATCAACGATTCTCCCTAATTTAGTTAAAAGTTTAAGTTATTCTGCCTTCACGTGCTGCCTTATCAATTTCCTCTTCTAACTTAGCAAATTCATGTGGCTTCAGTTTAGCAATTTCATCACGTGTCCAAAGTCTATCTTCTTTTCTACTAGGTGCATCTGTACGACTTGTTTTTGTTACAGATTGAGCAGCAGATTTTGAAGATGTCTTTCTTTTACGTGTTCCACGATCAGCTTTATATAAATCAATAACACGAGATGCCCAACGAGAATCTGTGTTGTTTTTGTATAGACCATCGGAAATGCTAGGGGGTTGATCTTCAAGCCATTGTTGAAAGTCTTCACTTCCTCTTAGCTCTGTAAAGTCTGGATGAATAGCAAGAAGCTCTTGTTCAGCAGTGCGAACTATTGCATCTTGTTCTTTTTCCGTTAACTCTTCTAACCTTCCTTCTATTTCTTTCACTTTGTTTTCTGCGTTAAGTGTTGAAATAGATTGAACTACATCATAAACGTCTGGATATTTTTTTCTAAAGTCATCTAACTCTTCTGGAGTTTTTGGAAGCTTCGTGTTACCTAACTTCTTTTCTGCCATTAAAGTTTGCTCTTTAGTTCTCCATTCATTTAATTTGTGATCATAATGACGTTTTAAATCATCATAACGCTTTTTGTAGTTTACTTCCTTTTCTGAACCCATTAGATTTTTTGGAGTAGCTGTTTTTACAGGGTCTTCAATTTCATCTGCGTTCTTTGGATCGTCTTCGTATACATCTTTTCGATACTGCCCTTTGTAAGGGGTGGGTGTCGAAGTTTCTTCATTGTTTGGCTGATCTGTCATATTACCTCCAGTAGGGTCTTGCGAGTAGCTCTATTGGTATTGAAGATACTTACTGCAGGGTCATCATAAAGATGGAGTAGCTGCATATAGTATTCCTTAATATATATTATATCATGTATTTAAGCTTTGTCAAGAATTTTATACAAAACCACCGTTTGTCATTTTTTTAGGTTTTGACACAGGTAATTGTATGGCACTTTCTTGACCTTTCAATTGTGTTTTTAAATCTTTACCTACTTGCATATTAGGAAATAAAAGATTAACTAATCTTACTGCATCTCTTGTTATTATTTCAGAAGCTTGTTTTGCTTTTACTTCTGGATTTGATACGTCTAATCTTTTAAATTGATTTAATTTATCTTGATATGTTTTTTGTTTAAAATCATTAAAATCATTAGTAGGTCCTAAATATTTTGCTCTATCGTATCCTGCATTATATGCTACAATTGCTTTTACAGGATCTCCTTTAAAATCAATTAAATAATCTTGTAAAATAGCCATAGCCATTCTTCTTTGATATGTTAAAGAATAAAATTCTTCTTTTGATTCTGCTCTTCTTACATTAGGTATTTTTCTAAATTCTTTTTGTTTTATGTCTGGTGCTATTTCATCAAGTAATTCTTGAGGAGCAAAAAATTGATATGATAATTGAAAAAACCCACCTGCTGTGTTATTATAGCTTGTAGCATATTTATCTCCAGTTGTATTTTCTGCTTTACCTAATGAAATAACCAGTGAAATAAATTTACCTACGTTTAAATTTTTATCAGGTCTAATTTTTTCGTTAGGCATTATCTTGTAATCTGGATCATAAAGAGTCGATGCTGAAGCTGTGTCTGCTAAAGCTGTAGGTATGAAAGAAAGTTTTGAAGGTTGTTCTGCTTTTGATAGATTAAATAAATCTTTATAATCATTATAGTAATCATCAAATTCTTCTTGACCTTCAAGTAGAGGTTCTTGATTGTCTGTAGGTTGTTGTACAGGTTGTGTCACAAAAGAATCTTTTGGTATGCTATCAAATCTTTCATCCCCACTAAGAGAAGTAGGTTCATTTAATTCACCCAAAGTATAAGAACTACCTTTCGGTAGAAAAGTATATTTTTGAGTAGCTTCGTTGTACACTGCTTCCACTTCATTAGGAATATTTGAAAAAGATTTACCTGTAAGATTATCAAATTCTTCATTAGAAGCTGTAAGACCTTGTAACTCAGCACTTGACATATCTTTAGGTCGTCTTACACCAACACCTGCAGGATTTATTTTTTTCTTAGTAACAGGTTCTTGTGGTGAGAAATCTCTAAATTGTCTTTGAGTTGTTCCTTCAGGCACAACTGGTGTTACGTTTTCTGCATAGTATTCTTGCCAAGCCTGTCGTACTTCATCTATTGTAGGATATCTGTTTGGTTGTGAATTTCTTAAATAAGATAAAAGTGCATTTGGTTGTCCTTGAACACCATAATCTATATCTGGACTTATCATATCTTTCATTTTATTAACAAAACCCGGCATAACTTTACCTGCCATATCTACAGGAAACGCAGTGCCATCAGGTAAAGATATTACATCTACACCTTTTTTTAAAGGAACAACTTTATCTAATAAATAATCTGTGTATTCTCCAAAACCTAAAAAATCTGAAGGACTAGGTAAAAAAGAAAAAGGTTTACGTTTTCTTGTTTCTGTTCTACTAAATGTTTTTGTAGGTTCATAAACTTTTTCTGGTCCGTCAGGTGCAGTTATAGTTGGATCAACTAATCTTGCTTGTCTTTCTAATTCATTATATTTATCTGCGTGTGCCTGTGATCTTTGTTGTGCGAAATTTTTATGATTCTCTATTGCTTTCATTAATTTAGAGTTTTTAACAGACTTCATTAAAGACTTAATAGGTTCAAATTTTACAGAAGGTGGATTACCTAAATCTTCAGGAGCAATATCTCCATAAGCTTCTTGAAGTTCATATTTTGTTTTGTTAAGAAAAGCTTGTACTTCAGGATTTAACTTATCTATAAATCCCGGTGAAGGTATTAATTCTTTTGCTTGTGCTGCATAGTTATCATAAGTAAGTGAAAGAGCATTTTTTATTTCATCTAAGCGTAAAAGTATTTTATCTTTAACTGTAGCTTTGGGTAATTCTGCTTCTAATTTCTTTTTTTCTTCAAGTAGATTTTTTAATGTAATTGTTTCATTTAGTAAGGCTTGATTTTTATCCATCTCTTGTTGTAAAAAAGAGATTTGTTGAGAAGATCTTTGTGCTGCATTTAGACTTCCCTCTGTTGATTTAGGTAAAGAAGTTTGTACCCTTTTTGTAGAAGTAGTTGTTGTAGGTTCTCCCATGTCTTCAGGAGCTATTCTTTGATTTATTAGACCAATGTCTTTTCTTTCACTAGGTTCTTGAGAAACAACACTTTCTGTCGGTATAAAAGAATCTTTAGAACTTGTTTGTTGATTATCTAGTCCTTCGTAGTATTCTTTCATCATACCTTCAGAACCTTTTAGTATTTGATTCTGAACAGGAGCTTGTACTCTTTTTGTAGAAGTAGTTGTTGTAGGTTCTCCTTTATCTTCAGGACCTCTCTTGTCTATAGGTTCAGTTCTTCTTTGTTTTGTTTGTACAGGGGGTTGACCCATAAATATTCTTTTAACGTCTTCACCTCTTTCAAGAGCATCACGAGTATCTTTTGTAGCAATGGTATTACCTCTTTTATCTTCATATATAAAACCACTACTTATTGTGCTTGGAAAACCACCATCTTGTAATTCAACAAAACCACCTCTAGATAACTTTTGTACAGATCCACCATCTTTCATTTGTTGTTCAGGTTCTGGTGTACCTTTTTCCTCAAGCTTACGTAAACCTCTTTCATTTATTTTACGCAACTTGTCCTCTCCTATAATTGGAACAATTTCTGGTGGCACTATATATTCACCATTAGATACAGCAACATCTACTTGTACACCTGACATATCTTGAGATCTTGTTAAAAGTTGTTTAACTAAAGGTTCATCAACATTCTTTTCTCTCATAGTTTCTGCAAGTGTTTTGTATGCTTTTTCTACCATACTATTTAATCTGTCTATCCCTGCTAATTGAACAGCCATAGCGTTAATTACAAACGTACCTTCAGGAAGTTTACCTTTTACATCATCTTCTCTACCTTCACCCTGCATAGCTTCTTCTGGTGTAGCAGGAGCAGGTGCAGCATTAGGATCTTGTATGAATCCTGCAGGTTGTCCTGATGGCATAGGTAACTGAGCAAGTGGTGCTTCTTGTTGCATCGGTTGTTGTGGCATAGGCATCATACCCTGTATTTCACCACCTTCCTGAAAAGCTCTTCTTCCAAACACGTTTCCTGAAATATTAGAACTAAAATCATCAGAAGGTTCTCCTCTATCTTCAGGAGCTATCTGTGGTCTAGAAGTAGTGGAAGGTTCTCCTCTATCTTCAGGAGCTACCTGTGGTGTTGATGGTGGTGGAGTATCCACTTCAGGTATAGAAAGGTACTTTGCTTTTATACCTGCCTGTGATGGTGGTGTAAAAGTAGTAGAAGGTTCTCCTCTATCTTCAGGAGCTACCTGTGGTGGTGATATAAAAATATCAGAGGGTTGCCCTTTATCTTCAGGAGCTAGTTGTGGTTCTGGTAAATTTTCAACAGTTGTAGAAGTAGGTTTAGATACAGGACCTGCTATATTTACTGGTAATCCATAGTTATTTTCATTATACAGCTCCTCTAATATTTGATCATCATATAAAAAACTAAAGTTCTTAGCTGCAAAACTTGTTCCTGCTGTTTTTTTATTATTTTTAACCCAATCAAAAGTACCATCCCAATCTGGTGAGGATATAATGTTTTTTAAGAATGTGTGATGATTATCTTTTACTTGACTTAAAAATGCTTGTGTAGCTCGGTTATTTTCTCTTCTATCCGAAGTATCAATAGGAATACAGCTTTTAGTAGAGGAACTATATTGATACCCCTCAGGACAATTAAACTCTACATCGTCATCAACTTCACCATCTGATTGATCTTTACCATCACCACTACCACCATCAGTTCCACCTGCACCAGTACCAAATCCTGCAGTTTCTTTTATAACATCCATCTGTGAAGTCATAGCAACACCAGTAGCTAAACCTGCAGGAAGTATTTTAGCTTGGTCGTAAGTAAGATCAGGCAGTTGTTTATCTTCAGGTATAACTCCACCTGTTTCATAAAGTTTTTGTAATTCTTGAAAAGTTAAAGGTGTTTTAGCTTTTTTAACTTTTTTAAGACCCTCAAGTTCAATATTTGTACCTTGAGTAGTTCCTGCTGAAGCTACGCCACCTAACAATGCTTGTACTTCATCTTGTGTTGCCATTACTTACCCCTACTTACTTCCATTGTTTTATTCACTGCCGACTTCAGGTTGACCAGTGTTCGCAGTAAAGCCGCTTTCCCCTGCAGTTGGCGAAGTACCGACTCCGATTGTTCCACCTCCAACCTGATCGTCACCTGTGTTTGCAGCTCCTTGAGATACTCCTCCCATTGCTCCCATGTTTGGTTGTTGACCAGTGGTAGGAGCAGTTTCGCCTGTTTGTCGTTCATTTAATCCTCTTAATATATCTGCAAATACTGCAGCTTCATTCATGTCGTTTACTAATTGATCAGGATCTATGTCCTGTGATATTGCTAACTCTCTTATTAAGTTTGGTATTTTAATAAACGGAGCTAACATAGGATTTGTAACAGTTTGTAGAAGTGTAGTCAATCTTTGTGTACGTACTTCTTTCTGCATAACTGCTGCAGATCCTTGTGGTTTTATTTCAAGATCACCCACAATATCTTGTTGTGCTTCATTAAACTGCATATTCCATTGAAAGAAAGCTTCACCCATTGGCTTGAGCATAAAGTCATCAATATTCTTTATTACAGTTTTTATAGATAATCCTGCTGAACTAAGTAGCATACTTAATCCTGCAGCAGTACGACCTGTACCAGTAACACCTGTTTGTCCATGTGTTATAGATGGTATACCAGTTTCTTCATCTGCTAACTGTCGTGCTGTTTGAAACATCTGTAAGTTTTCTGGTGCTGTGTTAGGAAACTTTAGTCCATTGACTGCTGTGCCTGTAACACCAGACTGTCTTCTAAATATTTTTCCCGGAAACACTTCCATGCTTTGTCCGGGTACTAATTGTGTTTCATCAATATCAAAGACCATATTACCTGCAAGAGCTAAGTTATCAATAGCCATTCTCATATGACCATTCATAAGCAACTGTGCATCTTCCATGTTCTCTGCAACACCAACACCAAACAAGTGATATGGATTTATCTCATATGGCACAGCTTGATAAGGTATTCTGTCTGGAGTAAATGGATTTATCATGGCACGTAATATCATATGATTACATACCCAAATATTTACAGATACAGAGTCACCATCATCATTTGATTCTGGTATATCTATTCCTGCAGCTTCAGCCATCTTTCTGTCAAGCACACCCCAGAACTCAAGAACTTCATATCTGTTTTCACGATAACGTAAATCGTTTGCTTCATCTGAATACAAACTACCTTCATATCCTCGCTCAACATAGTTAGGTCCTCTAGAGATACAATCAGTAATAGCTTCCTTATCAAAGAAAGGTTTACCTATCAATCCACGCATTTGTGATCTGTTAAATCTGTGTCGTTGTATTACATACTCACAATCATTAACAGAAACAGCAGAAGGATCTGGATAGAAATCCCAACAGGACACAGCTTCTATTGACGGCATTGTTTTATCGTAAGGAGAGTATGTTCTTTCCTCACCAACACCATTCCAACGATGAACTGTTTTGGTATTACTAAAAGGTCCTTTGATTACACCTGTACCAAGAAGACAAGCTTCAAACAATGCGTGTCTAAATATATTTACAGCATTGCTATCTACTAGCTGATCTTGTATAACTTTCTCCATGTTAAGGGCAGCCATTGCCGCAGGTTCAATCTGTGGTTCACCCATCTTTGCTTTACCTGCAACAAGATTTTCTGACTCACCAAACTCTGTAGAAAGACCACCAAGAAAAGGTTTTTCTGGTAATGTAGCTTCCAATGCACCGGGAAGTAGTTCCATACCATCACCTTCAAAACCTTCAGGACCTATGTTTGGTTGATCCTGTTGTTGTGGTTTTTTAAGATGAGCAAACTCAGCTATACCTTCTGGCTTTGGTGTAGAAGTGACAGATATAGGAAATCTTTTGTTAGCAAATAGAATATCTATTATTTGCCCATACGCAGCAAGAACTTTAACCTTTGTTACTTTTACAAAGACTTTACTACGTTCAGAAGATCTGTATTCTTCATTCTCTGAACCACGATAGTTTTTGTACGCATCAAGCCATCGCTGTTCATCAGAAAAACGACCATTCTCTGCATCCTCAAACTTATCGTATATATAACCGATCACTCCTTCTTCTTCAGAGATCTCTAGTTCTTGCTCCTCGTCTGTTTCTCCAGACTTCCTTATATCTACCATTTACTTTGCTTCTTGTGCTGATGATAACTCGCCTTGCATGGTTTTCATTCCTGAAAAGTCCATGTTGTTGCCATGAATAGTACCTGCGTTAGGTGCATCCTGTTGCATAGGACCTTGAACTGTAGGACCAATAAGCATTGGATCTAAACCTTCTCTGAATAGATTGTTTCCATCTACAGGGTTCATATCGCCTTGCATAGATTTCATTTTATCAAATTGCATTTTATTCTCCTTTAATTAAAAAGATTACTCATTTGAGTCGTTAAATTTGGTTTGTCAGGAGAAACTTTACTTCTTGCTTTAGCTTCTTCTGCAGTAGGAGCGACTAACTCTCCTGCTGACTGAATGTTTATTCCAGATACTCCCGGTAATACATTCAATAAGTTTAACGCTGCAGGTTCAGGTATAGGAGATACTCCTGATGCAAACTCTGCTCCTGCACGTTTTAATCTTAGTTGTTTTAATTGTTCATCTGTTTCTTGACCTGTAACAGCAAATGCTTCTTTAGGTTTTGCCATGTAATATCCTGCAATACCTGTACCCACTGCTGCTCCAAGAAAAGGTATATTTTTACCTAATAGTTTTAACCTTTTACCTAAAGATGGTTTAACTTCTTCTGCTTGAGTTTTAAAATCTACTGTAGGTTCTTTTGGTTTATTTGTATTTCTTTCTAAATCTTTTATATCAGAAGGTTTGTTTTCAAGAGATCGTTCTACTTCTTCTAACTGTTCTGGTTGAACTATATCTTCATCAAAAATTTCTTCTGTAAATTGTTTTTGTAGTAAACCTTGCTCTGTAGTAAAAGCACCTGTTTTTTGTCTTTCAGAAAGTAAATCATCATAGTATTGTACTTGTTGTAAATTACCTGCTTTTTCAGCTTCTGCTCTAGCTATTTTTTCTTTTGCTGTTAATCTTGCTGTTTCTCTTTCTACTGCAAATTCTGATTGTTCTGGTTTTTGTCTACCACGTATTACATCTAACAAAGATCTTTTTTCTGGTTCAAAGGGAACTGTTTTAACTGTTTTTGTTAAATTTTTCTTTTCAAAATCTAAACCTTTTTTTACATCATCAGTTGAACCTTCTTTTCTATCAAGGGTCATATTATCTTGATCAACTACGCCAAAATGACTTTGTAAACCAGATACTTGATTAGAAATGCTTGTATCTTCAATAATAGAATCTATAAATTCTTTTTGAAATTGTGCTGTAGTAGGTTTATTAGAGTAAGGTGTTTGAACAAAATATTTATTAGCTTCAACTTGAGATTTAAATATATCTGAAAATCTACCTTGAAACAAAGAAACGTAGTAATCGTATTGATCTTTATCTCCCGGACCTTGATAACCCATCACCCAGTTTCTTGCAGCAGAAGCAAAAAAACGTCTTAAATCGTGAGCAGAAAAATAATCTACTGTCTGTCCTAAAGTAGGACTGTAAGATATTCCCGGTATCTTGGCAATACTATTAGCACCAAAAAGCATATTCTTTAAACTAAGATTTGCTTTATTTGTTTCATATGAAAAAGCTTCAACGGTTTTACCACTTTCAGGATTAAAATAAGAAAACAGTTGCCTTGAACCATTTCGTCTTGCAATTTCTGCTCTTTTATCTAACATCCTTCCTAATCTATCATCTATATTTATAGATAAAACATTACTCATTTTTGTAACATTTTGAGGAAGAAAAATTTGATGAACATCTCTTTTTAAATTATTTGAGTACCCTTTTTTGTAAACACCATGTTGTAAATTGTTAGGATGAGAGTTTCCAACTTTAGGATCAAACCAACCTATCGATAAAGCTTCACCTGAACGTAAACCTGTTAAAGAAAGAAAGATAAATAAATCTTTACCTGCATCTAACATATTTAATTCTTTATTTAAACTTTTTAATTTTGCAGGAGTAACTTGACCAAGATTTATTTCTTGTTTTATTGCTAACATTCTATCGTCAAGTTTTTGTAAATATGCGTTATACTTTTCACCTGCAATACCTTCATCTACTTGAGCAGAATCAGACAACATAAAAGGAACTCTCATTACAACAGGTTCTTTTAAAATGTTGTGGTTAGATGTAATAGGTTTTGAATTTAAATATTCTTGATTCTTTGGAGCGTAAATATTATTGTAAGCTTTTACAGCTTTTTCAATATTGTTAAATAATGCCTTAACATTTTTTCTTTCTTTTAATTTTGAATCTGGAGGACCGTCAACTGGATAAAGTTCAGCAAGTTCATCAAAGAAATCGTTTTCACCAAGATCGTTTATTGTTCGATTAAAAATAGATCTTTCAGAATGGTCTAGATCCATAGACATCATTTTACCAAATTCTTCAAGAGTTTCTTCTGCTTTAGCTTTGGTGGCTGCAGTTGCTTTTTCATAAGCAACATCAAGAACCATTTGTAAAGTTATGTTTTCTTTTTTATTACCAAACTTATTCCAATTGTAAGGTGACTTTCCACCTGCAACACCTACTTCTCTTTTTTCAGCCATAATTAATATCCAAACACTTCATCAACTGGTTTATATTTCTTTGTTAGGTCGGAACTAAACTGAGTATATCTTGGTAGATTTGTTTGTCTAGTCATAACCATATATCTTAACGCATCATATGCGTGGTCTTCTGCGTGTGTATCTACATCTTCACTATTCGTCTTTGCGATTGGTAGTGTAGGTAGAGTTCTTACGAGGTTTGTACAGGTAGAGAAGATTCGTAAGCGTGGTTCATCATAATCATTCTTTTGTAGCCGTCTATGAACTTCTATCTTACCTGATACACGGTTTTTATCAGCAGGTATCCACCGAACACCGTTTCGTATCATAGTTTCTGCTATTGAAGGTCCTGTGCCATGCTTTGACCAACACGCTCCATCCAATACTGATATCATCATTGGTGGATCATTTCGTTCTGCTTCCATCACTGCCTGTGCCAAAGCTTCACCTGTAAGACCTTTTGCATATAGTTCTCTGTATATCCAGAGATTGTTATCCCAATCAACAGCACCCCATAATACACATGAAGGACTAGCGTAACCATAGTCTGCTGCTCTTATTCTTGTCCAGTTTGTAGGCATATCAAATGGATCTACCACGTGATCTGCTCTATTAAACTCTGAGAACGCTGCACCTTCGGCAACATCCCAATCACCCTCAAGTAATCTTCTACGTTCTACTTCAGGAAGAGAAAGAAGCATAGCTTCATACTCACCTGTGGCTGTAAGATACGGATTATCTGTTAGTCTAGCAGGTATAAATCTACGTTGGAACAATGGTTTGTTCGTAGTAGGATTTATCAGTATCTTACCAGTTTCCTCATTCGTTGCCCAAAACGGTTCACCTGCAGGAGCAGGGTCGATAAACATCTTCTTAATCCACCATCCACCTGCACCACCGGGATTTGCTGATGATCGCATATATGTTTGGATCGTTGGGTCTGTGGTACGTAATCTCGACCTGAGGTAGTTCCAGACATATGGAGTAGGATAATGCCCAAGCTCATCTATACCAATCCATGTATAACTTTGTCCTTGAAAACGTATAACATCCGAATCTTTGTCCACATAACTGAGTTGTATTGTTGCTTTTGACGGAAATATCCATAAATTCTTTGATTCCTTGTATACAGCACCGTTAAATGCCTTTGGATAGAGCTTTCTAGACTGATCTATAAGCTCTGATAGCTCTCCTAGTGTTCTACGCAGTAATAAACCCCTATGATTAGGGTTATCTGCGTATCTTAACACATCCATTAGCATTGCTGCCGACTTACCACCACCTGCTGCACCTCCATATAGTACTTCTTTCTCTGGTGCTGATAAAAAATGCTCTTGAGGACCTTTATTTGGCTTAAAAGTGATCTCTACACCACTTTCAACAGCTTCTTTTACCTCTTTTGGCAGTGTTTTTATAAACTCTTGCTCTGTTATACCACCTTTTTTAATCAAATTAAGGGCATTTTTAACAGTATCACGCTTTTTTATGGCATTTTGCTTCTGTTTTTCTACTTTAGCAAGTTCTTTTCGCCTTAAATTAAGCTGTCTTGTTACTTTTTTTCTAGCAAGAACAACTCTTGAGGTATTATAGTTACCTTTTTCGCCTTCTTTTAGTTTTGGTCTTGCCATTCTTAGCCTTTATTATTGTCGATACACCTTTATGTCTGTGTATCTTGATAGGTGGTCCTAGTTTTTTAACATCAATACGTTCAAACACTAACTTAAAAATTGTCTTACTGCTCTATAACCTGCAGTACCTGCCTTTTTACCTATATTAAGTACATTTGTAATGTAAGAACCACCACCACCACCACGACTTCCTGTCTTTTTAGGTTTAGTTGTTTGTTTTTTCTGTTGTTGTTGATCTACTACAGTTTTTCTAGCATCTTTAACTTCTTTTTTTATTTTTTGTAATATACCAGATGAAGCTGAAGAAGGTTTCATAGCACTTCCTAATTGTTTTTTTGCTGCTGTATCAAAACGAGATATAGCTTGATTAAGTCTTGCTTGTCCTTGTTGAAATTTATCCATTTTACCAAACACAGGTATTTTTATTGGTGTTCTTAATTTTTGAACATTCCTAGTCTTATCAGGTTTATTAGTTGTAGTGTCTTTATTTTTATTTTTATTATTTTTATTTTTATTTTTACTAACGTCTACTTCAGCCATCTTAATAACTCCTTGTAGGTCTTACTGAACCACCACCATACATTTTTGTGGGTAAATTTAAAGCTTCACGTAACATACCTTTTATGTTTGGGTATACCTCAGACATTCTATTATAATGTCTTTGTTTTTGTTCAAGAGTCACACCTTCTGTATTATTAACATCACTAGCTGCTTCAATAGCTAATCTTTCTTCATCTGTTAAAGGTGGTGAACCTTTTTCATCTTTTATTTCTTCTTCTTTTTCTGCCATTTTAACCCTCTATTGTTTCGTATGGAATATCTTTTTGATCTTGTTTAGGGGGTAAAAACACAACCCCATGAAGTATTTCAGTTTGAGTATGTATCTCTTGACGTTTAGATACACCCACTCTATCCAAGATATCATTCGCTGCACGGATTCGTACATCTGACTGATTAGCAGGGATACTACCATCTGCATCCAAAGCTTCAATGATACGACTTGCCGCCTTAACTCCTGCACTCGCCAAGTGAAGTTTAGTCCTTTCAATAATCTCATCCTTTAGTTTCCTCATTAACCAGTTTGTTGTGTTAGGACTGTATCCTGCATCAACACAAGCCTTAGTGATATTACCACCATTAGATATTAGATTGTCAAGAAACTTTTCTTGTTTCTCGTTTATTTTTACTTTAGTTAGTGCTGTCATTTAAATTGATTCTTTATACTTTTTATTACACTTTTTATATCAAACGGTTCTTCATTTGGTCGATACGGACATTGATAATCTCTTGGACAATTTCCTGCATCGTAAGGTAAGTATTCTCTATACTGAGTGTTATTTGCACCAACATAAACACAAACCCTTTGTTTATTTATAAGCACCTGACTTGCTAATCTGCACGTTGTCATCTTCGCACTGACTATACCTACAAATAGGTACGTTACAAAAAATAATATTAACAAAGCTATATAGAATGACTTACGATCCAAATCATCCATCCTACTGCTGCAAAACCTATTAGAGAAGCTACACCCATAATACTATAGTCACGTATCATTCGGTTTTGTTCTTGTTTTGCATATATAGCTTGTTGTCTAGCTTTACGTATCCTTCCTTCTTCTTTTATAAGATCATCCCAAGCCTGTAATCCATAGTTAGCTATCAAAAAATTACGAAGTTCTTCTCGTTGTTTCTGTAACTTCTTTTTACTAGAAAAACTTTCTATAGCTACCTGCTCTATTGAACCGTTAAACAGTTTGTCAAATGTTGATGGATTGTTAGCGTTCTTATGTATATTATCAACATCACTAACAGCCGACATCCACGTAGACAACTGTGATCCTAAGTCTTCTATTTCACGACCCATCATAATGGCTTTTTTTATACCATTATATGCTGCCGTTGCTCCACTGACTGCTGCACTCAACGTAACAGGATCTATCATAACTCCCCCTTGTTACATAATTAGAGTGAGTCAGATAACCACTGATAAAACGATTTACCCTTCTCTTTTGATGTTTGGTTATCTAACCACTTGAAAAAATCCAACTGAACAGGTTCTGGTGCTGCTACATTAATCTCTTGTAGGTCATTTATTTCTTCAGGCATATAGTCTGCTTCGTTGATTTCGTCAGGTGGCATTTATTATCTCCGTTATCTTTTGGTTAAAGTCAATCTTGATGAAGGGGAAGTCAAACTCTATAGGTCTTACGGACTGCCTAAAGGTGACTATTACGTAACGAAGTATAACTGGAATCCCTAACGCCATTATATTCTATCACAACCCCTTACACCGATAACAGACAATAGTACGCCTGTTAGTTATTATTATACAGTTGTGGTGCATTTTGTCAACTTTTTTCTTGACAGAACTGAAATACGACTGTATACTGAACTAACAGGTTCAGAGGTATATATAGATACTACGTGGATCTAAAAGTAACTACGTGCAGTTAAAGGGAGAAATCAATGGCAGGTAAAAGAACTAAAAAGGGTACTAAGAAGATGGCTAAAGGTACTATGGTCAAGAGAACCAAAAAAATGGCTAAAGGAAGAATGGTCAAAGGCACAAAAAAGATGGCTAAAGGTACTATGGTCAAACGCACCAAGAAAATGTCTAGAGGTGGTGCAGCTAGAAGATAATGTCCTACCTTATAAGTAATATCCCACATTTTAATTGTTGGGTAAGGAAGGAGTTCACACACAATCATCAGAAGTACCACGGAGAGTTCTTACACGCTATTGCGATTGCCGTAAATTGTATTCCTGATAGGTCTTTAAGCTTTCAAGTTGTTTTCACCGGGTGTGAAATAGACATGGAAGACGGACCAGATGAAAATGTTCATGGGGGAGCTATGTGGGCAAGGATGCCTATAGAAGCTCTTGTTGCCGACATACCCCTCGATGAATGGTCAGAACCTATGCAAGACCATTTAGTTCAACCTTGGGATTGTGAATCTAGAGATCACAGTGTAGTGGTGATGGATAGAGTTAGTTCAAGTCTATGGCATTGTAAAATTGATAATGATTTTTATAAAGCCAAATATCTTTTTACTGTTGATTACACAAACAATGATATAGCAGACGATCCTGCACAGCATAAACAGAGTCATGTGTTGTACCTGTTAGATGCCGGGGAATGGACAGGCAACTTTGTCGCCCTGCCTAACAACAGAGTACGTGTATCCAATCCTGCTCTTTGGAGAACAGGTGAAGGTCCACCAGACTTTGCTCCATCACAGTGGATACACTCTGCAGAGCAGCATGAAAGCTATTTAGATCCTAACGTGACTTTCAATAATCTCTATGCTGATGGTGGTAAAAAGTCAAAAACCAAAAAAAAATAAAAAATTGAGGAGCTACGTATAGCAAATGTATAGGGGGTGTACTACCCCAATCCCACCCATGTGTAAATAAATAAAAAAACTGATGTTTCAATTTTATGCTATGCTCAATAGTTCTATATAAGATTAATCTCAATATATAACTATCGTGATGTGGTCATACTTTTTTAATAGGAAATGACAAGCTACCCTTTAAAGGATCAATAGAGAGCTATAGGGCGTAAATTTTAAGCTTATAGTATTATTTAATTTATTGAATATTTTTAATAGTCTACTGGGTTATTAAGCATAAAAAAAAAGATCAACTTATTTAAGCTGATCTTTTTAAATTTGTTTAGTTATTTTTTAGAATAAATAAGCAACCAGTAATATTAGAACTAGCACAATTAAAAAGTTTCTTAATTCACTCAAATTTGAACCTCTCTAAACTTGCGTTATATTCTTCCTCACTGATCCATCTATATTTATTTAGAAAGTCATCTTTAGCCAGTAAATAGCAATCCTTCATCATATCTGCGTCATTAATCATATTACAGTTATTAAAATATAGATCAATTTGAGTAAGCATATTTTGTAATTCACTGTCTGTAATAACATCTTTTTTGAATGGCTTAGACATGGTTTAAACTCTCCTTTAATGCATAGGCTAATTTATTATTATTATAAACTTCTAATTCATCTTTTAATGCATTTTCAAAAGTTTGTTTGCAAAAGTTTATATTATCTTCTTTAAACCAAGACATAATAGAACCTATTAATTCTGCGTGATCGTCAAAATTAATATTGTTTCTGGCAAGTATCTTAACCAAGCTTTTATAATTTTTTCTGGTCATTAGTACACCACCTTTTTGTCATTGCCTTTTACTTCGATGTGGTCAACTGTACTTCCTTCAGTTCTTACAGTATCAATACGAATATTTTTCAAGGTCATTTGAATACCCTCATTATAATAACTGTCATGTAAACCATTCACGTTTAATACACGTTGAAGTAATCCCAATTGCCTATCAAGTATAGATACATATTGATTGATTATATCTAATTGATCTTTTGGAATAACTGCGTATTTGTCAAAATCTTCAACAGCTATAACGTGGCTTTGATGTGTTCTAGTTTTAGTTTTTTCAGACATAATTTTTCCCTTTCTTATTGTCTAGTAAGTTTAATTTCATCAAGTAGATTATCAAGTTCATCTGCAACAGTATCCCTCAAATCATCTCTTGTTAAAAGTTCGTTGTTGGATTGTTCTTCATAAAACAAGTCACTAAAATTATCATTAAATATTGCGTCTTGTTCAATACTATCAATTTTATTTTTTAAATCTTCGCAAGTTTCCAAAGCACGTTCAACTTTTGCATCATAACCCTCAATGCCTGTACTTTTTTCTCCTGTTAAATGTTCATTAACTTGCCTGTATAGAATTTCAAGCTCATCAACACGCTTATATAAATTTATACTATCAACACGCTGATCTAATGCAATATTGACTTCATGTTGAATTAAATTAACCAAGCTTTTTATTAAGCTTGTTTGTTTATTATCTTCAGGTGTATTTGCTCCTGTAAATAATTGATCGTTTTTTTTCTCATCCATGTTTTAAACTCCTATGTGTTATTGGATTAAAAAAAGTCATTCAAGATTGCTCCTGAATGACTTCATTATAATTATATTAATTTTTTTATGTCAACTATTATTTTTTAGAGCAATAACACCAAAATTCCAACCAAAAATAAAACAATTATTGAATTTTGAATTAAAGCAAACATTAAGCAACACACTCCAGACTAATCCAATCATTAGATGAGAGTAAATTTCTGACAAGTTCGGAACGTTTATTTTGAATGACATGAACTTTTGCATCTTTTGTGGATGTATGACAAGTCTTACCATCTGAATTTTGATAAGTTCTATTAGTATGAGTAGACCAATGAGTTAAGGCATTGTAAGCTCCCCAGAGAGTTCCTTTACCCTCAGTTTCCCTATCATAAACTTGACAAACATAATCAATTAAACTCTTGTTTGGTACTCTCTTATCCTCACCTAGCATAATACGTGAAGGTGTATTCTTAATAGTACCAAGATCAGAACTAGCAAGTAACTTGACAAATTGTTCATCAGTTATTTTTGATTTTCTCCATTGGTTCATCTGCTCTTTATTCTCATTCCAATTTTCAAGTGAATAGGTTGCTTTACCTAACAAAGCATCAACATCCAAATTTTTAGTATGTCTTGCTTTTTGTTGATAAGTTTTAAAGCCACCAAAAACCAAAGTATTTCTACAAAGATTTCTATAAGCTCCTGAGAATACTTGAAACTGCCAAGTTAGATCAACAGAGTTAAAGATATCCATTCGACATTTTACTTTATCTTTTTCACTACCAATGGTGGTGACAAGATCATTAAAGTAAATCTCTCTTTTTGCACGTCTACCCTTTTCATATAGATAGTCAATAACAGTAATATTATTTGTTGGTAATTCACTGTTATAAATCATATCAGCTTGTTTATAAAATAAGTCTGCATGATTAACTAATTGATAAGTTCCTGTACATGGTGAACAATCAAGTAGTTCTTCAGTTTTTGAGTTCTTCAAACCATACCAATTATTCAAAAGCATTTTTCTTCCAAATACTTGTTCAGCATATAGTTCAGTTTTCTCAACTGTATTATCTGCATACAGATCCACGTTATATAGATCGTGGTGCATAACTTTTTCCCCATAGGGAATTACTTTGTGTTGAACATTAGAATAACGTGTACCATCCTGTTGAACATATAAATCGTCATTAGTATATTCACCA